ACGATTGCAGACACGACACGGGCCGCGATGGCGTCCAGCGCGTTCAGGGCGGCTTGTGCGCCGACGAGGTCGCCAGAGACGCGACACTCCCGCACACGCGCCCATTGCGCCTGCGTCTCAGCGTTCCAGAGACGTCTATCGGCGTCAGCGACTACCTGCATCGTGACGACGATACTCTCCAGCGCCGGGTCTGGCTCGTAGGGGCCGACCTCTTCCAGCGCGTTGCCCTCCGTCAACTCCGCCAGCAGCCGCGCCTCACGGGCCAGCTTGGCGCTGTCGCGGTCTGTGAGGGCCAGAGAGACGCCAGCGACTGATTCGGTGACCTGCTTCCAATCCGTGCTGTCGTCGAGTGGCACACGCCGTTTGCGGCGTCCCTCAATCTGCGCCTTGCGGGCCTCACGATAGGCGTCGTGCGCCTCGCGTAGGACGTCTTGCAGCGGGACAGGTGTGCCACGGGTGCCGGGATAGATGAGCAGAGCTGGCATGTATGCGCCTCATGTGAGGGGGGTTGCGCGGCGATATCACACGCGCTGCGGGACGTCGACAATCGTCAGGGTGCCCGACAGCACGGGCAGATTCTCGTCGATGTCGGACACCCACACCTCGTAGACCCATCGGCCGGGTTGCAATGCGCCAGCGTAGTCCGCCGCCGAGAACGTAAACGTGGCCTCGCCCGTCGCTGGCGAAACGACCGTCCCAGCCTTCGCCAGTTGGCCCTGCGCTCGCACAACCATCGTGACCGTGTATCCGGTCAGGTTGAACGCTCCGCCGCCGCTGGCGTTGATTTGGAGCGTTACGGTCTGGGTGTGGCCCTGTTTGATCGATAGCGCCGTCATGGTGACACCTGTCCGGTGAGGGTGAGGCCGGCTGGGATGGAGCCGGTGAGAGATTGCGCGGCTGGGATGACGCCGCCCGCCGTCAGCGTAGCAGGCACGGTGCCCATCGCCGACAGCGATGTTGCGGTGTTGCCTGTTGCAGGCAACATCGCAGGAACGGTGCCGATGAGCATCGGGGGCTTGTTCGTCGCCCAGATACCGACGCCGTCGAGGGTGATTGCGCCGATGCCGAGGTTGGGAACCGAAGCAACACCGTCGACGGCCGCATCGTCGAGGGTGACGACGCCGGAGGCAAAGACCACCGCTGCAATGTCGCCAGTGCAAGAGACAGCGTCGAGTGTGATAGCGCCCGACGCAACGTGCGTCTGTGTGCCAGAGCCCGCCACGGTGGCGTCGGCGAGGGCGATTGCGCCCGTGCCGAACACCACGGCTGCAACGGTGCCCGTCGACGTGACGGCGTCGAGTGTGATTGCGCCCGTGCTGGCGACGATGGGCGAACCAGCGCCCGCTACCGTGACGGTGTCGAGGGTAACAGCGCCGGACCCAACGACCACCGGGGAGCCGGTACCTGCAACCGTGACGGCATCCAGCGTGATAGCGCCGGTGCCATCGACGGAGGACGCGCCGACGTCGCCCGATCCTGCAACGGTGACGGCGTCCAGGGTGACTGCCACGGTGGCGACGTGTGTTTGCTGGCCACTACCAGCGAACGCCACCGTGTCGAGGGTGACAGCGCCGGTGGCAACGTGCGTCTGCCGGCCGCTACCCGAGACGGCGACGGTATCGAGGGTGACCGCGCCGGTCGCGTCGACGCCGCTACCAGACCCTACCGTCGCGCTACCGCTGACGACGGCGTTGCCGAGCGTGATGTCGCTCGATTCTTCGAGGTTGATCGGCGGATTTGGATCGTGGTTGGTGGGCTTGGTCGCCCACTGCGTCTGCGCCCACGACCGGACGACGAGGCCGTTGCCGGAAATCTGATGCACGGCTTCGACCTCCTACGTCGTGATCAACCCGACGCCGTGGCGAACATCCCGGTGAAAGTCGCCGCCGTCGTCGACGAGGCGTTGACGTCGAGAAACGCCAAGCAGGCATCGTCGAAGATGCGCGTCAAGTTGAAAGCGGTGTTGATCCCGTCGACGATGGTCATCATGTTCGTCACGACGGCCGGCATGAACGCAATCGGGTGCCCGATGACGAATGCCACCGTGCCCGTCACCGACGCGCTGCACTGCATCTGCGTCAGCGCCTTGATGCCGTTGTCGCCGGTCGCAAGCGGGGCGAACCACTGACCCACTGGATGATCGAGGCGGTTGATGATGTTCGATGCATTGCCCGTCAGCGACGGCAACGTCGCGGCGTTGCCGTTGTGGTCGACGTAGGTGCAGACGGTCCAGTTGTGCGCCGTCGCACCGAGAGCCGCTTGACCTTCGATGAAAAGAAAGTTCCCGTCGCAGGAATCCGGCTGGTCATCGGCGGTGTTCTGGTAGCGTGTCGGGACGCCCGTCACCGCCTCCGTCGCCGTCGACGACATGGTTTTGTTGACCTCAAAGAGACGGTCGTACAACAGCAACGTGCGCGGTGCCGTCGACGACAGCACTTCAGCACGGACGAAATGCTGCGTGTCTGGAGACGACGGGTTGACGAAGAAGAACGCGCCTTGCGTTGCATCCGTCAACGCCGCACCACCGGGAGCAGCCGCCGCAGCGTTGCCTGCAGGGGGATAGGTACCGACGCGCCACATGGTGTTGGTTCCGCCTGTGACCGACGCAGAGCCCTGCTTCTGGTAGGTGAAATCCTTGCGCTTGCCGAAGTTGCTGACCTCGTTGATCAGGTCCGACAACGACGAGAAACCATGCATCCGGTGACGCTTGGCGACCTTGCCGATGGCGTGATCGACACGCTCAACGCATCGCTCGGCGAGGGACATGAAGTCGCCGCCGTCGATGCGACCGACGAAGTCGCCACCGCGACCGCACCACACACCGCCTGCACCGGGGACGCCGTTGATGAGGATGGGTCTGCGCCCGTGCCAGTCACGCATGGACCCCGAGATGTGCTCAACCTGGTCTGCGCCAAGCCATCGCTCAAGCTTGCTTGCGTTGGTGCTACGTCGTGCGATCACGTTGGCCATGTCGTCGTCCTCTCAGATGCAGAATTGACCGGCATAGACGCCGACGTTAGCGGGCGGTTGCGTCGTCGTCGACGTGGGGCTTGAGCCGTGGCCATCGAGCCAGAACCCGACAACGTGGGCGCACTTGACGCAACGCCAAAACGCTTTGCTCTCGACGTCGGCCTCGCCAGCGGGAGCCGCTGTCGACTCCCACTGTGCGTGACCGAGGTTGAGCGCGGGATCGACGTCGTGCATCAGTTGTTGCCGTCAGTGATGGTCAGCGACGTGACCTGCACCGGCTGGCCCGAGACGATGGACAGCGTCGTGAGGTTGAGGTCTGAACCCGACGTGCCGCAATCGCCATCACACACAAAGGTGCCCGTGCTGTCGACGAGATAGAAGAACGCCGCCGTTCCGGTCGCGTTTGCCGACGTGTCGGAGAACGGCGTCGTGAACGTCAACACACCCGACGACGACGAACCGCAGGGATCGGCGCACGTCAGCTCGGCGAGCAGCGTACCGGCAGGCGTCGCACCCTTCGTCGGCTTGGTGCCGCTGTAGATGCGAAGCAGGCCAGCGCCAGCGCCAGCGTCGATGGCGGCACGGATTGAGTCAACGCGAGTGTTGCGGACGGTGTTTGCGATGCGAACGGCCACGGTGTCACCCCACAGAGAGGATAGCAGGAAGAGCGCCGGTGCCGGTGGCAACGACGCGAGCAACGGTGAGGCCGTCGACGTGCTGCGTGGTGACCACGCAATCAGCCTCGGGCATGTATGCGTACATCACAGCCCCGATCTCGGTGCCGACCTGGAGTGACACCTTGCGGGTCACCGACACGTCGCCAGCGGCGTCGCTGTCGCCGATAAGGTCGTTCAGCGTCGGAGAACCCGCGCCGTCCTGCAACTCGCCAGCGAGGTTGGCGTCGCCGAGGTAGACGCTGAATTCCATCGTGAACGTCTTGCCGTCGCCGGTGCTGCTCACGCCACCGACACGACCGTTCGTGCGCGTCGACGCAACACGGGGCGTCGTCGCCGCGCTGTAGTTGATCGTCAAGTCGCGGGCGATGACGTCGTTGCCCGCAAACCACATGCGGCAAGCGTCGACGACGATGGGGTTGCCCGACACAGGCTCGGCGTGGGCCGGGTTGGCTTCGGCAACGTCAGAGAACGACGTCGGGGAGAAGACCGAGGTCATGCCGACAAGGCCGGCATTCGGCAGGGCAAGCGCAAGGCTCATCGGCATACAGCCGAAGTAGTCGCGCCGCCAGTCCTCACCCTCTGCGGCAAACATGGCGTGGACGTGGTGCGTGACGGCGTCGGCGACGGTGTAGACGGCGTTGCGGAAGACGGTCGCGCCAGTCGTCGGGGTGCCGCTGTAGGGATGGTCCAGCGTCAGCGTCGTCGTGCCGCCACCGCTGGCGATGCGGCCCATCTGCAAGCCAGCCGACGAAGCGAAGGCGATAACCTGCCCGTTTGCGGTGGTCGTGCCGACGACGGCAACGATTCCCGACGCTGGCGTGTGACCGCTTGCAGCGACAGTCGGCGCAACGCCCGTCGTCGCCGGAGCGACAGCGCCGAAGAGCGAGGCAAGCAGATAACCCTGCTCCATCTTCGCTTCCCAATCGGTGACAGCCGCGCCCGTGTTGCTGTTGACCCCGCGCATCTCCGTGGCGACGGAGATGTCGGCGAGGTCTTGCACACCACGGACATGCGAGTAGCGCCGGCCCGACAGTGAGCGCAACGGCCGTGCAATCGGCGCACGGTTGCGAGGGAGGAACGACGCGCCGTCGTCGGTGAGACGGAGCGGCACGAGCGTCGGCGTACCGCTGAACGTGAAGGCGTTCGTGTGGAGGCCGTAGCGCAACGTGGACAAGCGAGCGACGTCAGTCATGTGCTGTACCTCACTTCAAGAGTCATTCGGAGTCGGCGAGCACCGCTCACCTGTTCCACAGTGTAGGGGGCTACGTCGGTCCCTGCTGGCGTGACAGCGACGATGCCGCTCGTAGCGCGGTCCCAGTTGGACCCGAGGGCGAATGCCGCCGCAAGTTGCGCGGCGTCGGTCGGGATGGCCTCGTCAATAGCCGAGGTGTTGCCGACGCTGTCGACGTACTCGACGACGATTTCCCAAGTCAGACGGTGCCGGGTCTGCTGCACCTGGTACGGCCCCTCGGCTGCACCCGACAACACGCGCCCCCACCATCGACGCGACTGCGTTCCGACCGTCTCGTCGTGACCCGCCACATCGTGCGTAAACCGCGACGGGAGCCCACGCGAGACGACGGCAGGGGTGATGCCGCCGGGGATGGCCACAAGGGCGCGGCGGGCATCCTGCCACGTCAACGTGAAATCCTCATGAAGCGCGGACCCTGCGAACCCGGCGTCGGAATCTCCGGCGTGACCTCGTCCTGCGAGCGGGTGATGAGGTCGATTCGGTCGTAGGTCGTCTGCTTGATCTGCTCGTAGCTGGCCTCAAGTCGCGAGACAAACTCCGACGGGGCGGCTGGCCACTGGCGGGCGAGGTGGACCACCGTGGCGGCAGCGTGCATGGGCACAAGCACGTCATCGGTGAGCACGTCCTCGTCGAGGATGCCTCGCGCCGCAAGCGCCGGGACGAGAACCATTCGCCATGAGGCTTGGATGGCCTCCTCGAGGGTGAGGTCCGATGATGACGCAATCTGCCGGACGACGGGGTAGGACTGCGTCAGCTCTGTCGGCGACAGCGCGATTGACGTGATGCGCCTGACGACCCGGAAAGACTCGTCCCATTCACGCACGACGCCATCGACGGTGGCGCGGAAGAGCACATAGCCCGCGCCGGGTTCGATGGTCTGTGCTGCCGTCAGGGCCACAGACACCGCCAGACCGCTCACAGTCGACGCATGGCCAAGGTCGCAGGGCAGGGGCTCGGCAAGCCACAGAGTCGACAGGGTGCCACTACGGGCCGCGACAACCACCACCGGGCGGGCGCTGGACGAGTCCGTCACGAGATAGCGCCGGCCGGCGACGATGGCGACCGACGCCGCAAGGGGCAGACTGTCCGCGCCCTCTGACACCGCGCCTTGCGTCGTCGTCGACAGCGGGTCGACCGTAGCGGCGACGTAGGCACCGAGAGCGTCGGGAGACTGCGACGGGATGCGTCGGGCCGTCGCCGACGAGGGAACGCCGGTCGAGACACCGCCATCCGTCGACAAGCGCGGATAGGACAGGATCGTGTCTGTGGAGCCGACCAGCACGCGCTGCATGGCCTGCACTATAATGCAGTTGACGGCTTGGCGCTACCTGTGCGCAAAAACGCGCCCCCGGTCACCGCACCATGCGGAGCCGGGGGCTAGGCGAGCTGAACGCCATGAGCGGGGTCTAACCGAAGACCTTTGCCCTGCCAAGCAGCGTGTTGAGTTCGCGCTCTTGATCTGGCGTCAAGCCCATAAAGGGCCGCGCTGGCGTCGTCGATGTGCCGTGGTGGATCCAGTAGCCGAGCACGTTGTGTGCGGGACCTTGCTTGCCGGTGCGATGCGCCTTGCCGTTGCGGGGGCTCACTTGTGGAGACGCGCCGGTGTCAGGCGCGATGACGACCTCGACACCTTGCGAGGTGATGCGCTTGTCTCTGACCTTGATGGAGTTCATCAATCCACCCGTCAGGCGTAGGTCAATCTTCTGGTCCTCCGACATGGCGGCGAGGCGTTCACGGTAGCTTTGCGAGTAGGACGCAAACGCTTGCCCCGTCGACGAGATACCCTGATCAGTGCGTCGCAGGATCGCGCCGGGGACAAAGGCACCGATGACCTTGGCTGCCTTCTCGGGGTCGAATTTGACCGGGGTTCCGCTCCGTTTGGTTGTGATGCCCACGTCGTCACCTCCGTTGCAGTGCCATCGTCTCAGCGTCGACAATGAGCCTGGACCCATCGGGCCGATAGATGTCGATGCCTTCACGAACCGCCGTCTCTACCGTCGTCGGTGCCCATGAGTGCCGGCAGTTGTATCCCCCGCAGTAGTCGTCGGCTGGAAGGCCCTGCCCGTTGTCGAGGCGGGCCGGGTCCGTGACTGCCTTGCCGACCCACTGGCGGCAGAAAGGCCGGTTCTTGGCGTCGCGTGGCCCGACGTAGACATAGACGAGGTCCAACTCCGCCTCAACCTCACGGGCGGCAGAGATGACCGACCGCCGACCCACCGCCATGATGGCGGCATCGACTGCGGCGGCTGCACGGACATACGTCGTCGACAGCCGCGCCCGCACTTCCTCGATGACGTCGGCAAGCGACCCACTGGACGTGATGCCGCGAGACACGGCGTCACGCATTTCTTCACGGGCCAGCCGGAACACCGCGACAACGTCGGCGACTTGGCCATTGACGATGGCGTCTAGTTCTCGTCTCGCGTCGACCGATAGCGCCGAAGGAGGCGTGCCCAAGACAGCGGCGACGGCTTCGATGGCGCGTTGTCCGACGACACCACGTACCGTTTCCCCCTCGGCCTCCAGTCGGCGACGTACCTGCGAGAGGACAGCCGCTGAAGTCTGCGCTTGTCGGCGGACGAGGCTGTCTTCGCCGGGGACGGTGTCGAGGGACAAGAGGATTCGGAGCAGGTCGCGCTCAAGTGCCACCTCAAGACGTCGCAGGTCTTCGACGG